AATAAGTAACAATTAAACAATATGTTTTATTTAATGTACTTGTAGATGATGGTTTACTACCACCACCAAACCAATAACAACCTAATGTATCAGTAGCACCTGGTGCTGAAATATAAGCTGATACCTCACTAGCATTTCCTGCTGTAGATGTTTGCCCACCAATCATAGAATACCCAGCATTTCCTGTATTAGCCCTAAATATGTAAAACTGACTTCTATTTTGGGTTGGGGTAAAATCTGATAATACAGTTGTGTTTCTTAATGAAGAATAAGTAGCACCATCATTTGCTAATGAAGGTTTACCATTAACATTAGCATCAGCAGCATTATAAAGTAATCCACTACCTGCTGTAATAGCTGTTAAGACAGTACTATTAATCTGTCCTGTCCAAGTTTCTACATTTGAACCAGCAAGTGTAATACCATTACTTGATTCCCACCATTCTTGTATCCCAACTATATCAGCAGGAGAAAATAAGGGGACTTGGGTTGCCATATAGGCAAATGGTGTAATAATCATAGTTTATTAGCTAAAATTCTTAACTCCTACGGTTTGTAAACTTGTACCATCAAATGATACTAATGTAATAATATCAACTGCACTTGTAGCTGCTGTAGCTGTGAATGCTGTTCCATCAACAAACTCAAATTCAGGACCAAATGTAATAGTACCTGCTGCAGTAGCATTATTAGTAATTTTAATATTGATTGTTTGACCAATTTGAATATTTGAGGCTTCTAATCTAGTATCAGCAGCATTTGCTAATCCTAAAGTAAAGTAGTTACCTGTAGAACAGTCAAGTGAACCTGTAGATGAAGCAACTGAAATTGCTTTTACATCACCAATTAAACTACCTGATACAATCAAATCATCTACAATATCTCCTGAACCAGAGATAACATACATTGTATTTCCATCAGGTGTTAGGGCATCATATTCTGCTTGTGTACAGTAAACCATATGCTTAATAGCATCAGTTGTAGCTACACCTTCTTGTCCTAGGTTATCAATAAATGAACCTGTACCTAATGTAGATGAAGAAATAAATGTTTCACCATATACACTTAGATTTGGTACTACTACTTCGTCATTCTTAACTGTAGTTAAACCTGTACCACCTAAAACAACACCTCTAGTATATCCTGAGATAGTGTTACTTTCACCACCCACAATAACGTTTTTATTACCACCACCGTTTACGGAACTAACTGAACCATAAATGTGATTGTAACCTCCTGTATTAATAGTATTTGATTCACCACCAATTAATGAGTCAAACCCACCTCCATTGATGTTGTTTCCATAACCTCCAATAACAACTCTGTTGTTACCTCCGGCATGAACACCACCATATTCTACAGCTATTAAGGCATTACCATTTCCTGCTCCTTCAATAAGAGCTTCTCTACCAACAAAAATACCATTATTTTCTCCTGTTGAAGTAATATATGCTTGTTTACCTGAAATAATAGCAGAATTAGTACCTGCTACTGAGGCTGAAACTGCAGCACCTACAACAAAATCGGTTCCTGTATAAACAAGCTCCCCAGTACCTGCTAGGATTGAGCCTGTAATTTCTGCTACACCTACAAATGGGAATCCTGACCCTCCAGCAATACCTGATAAGTTACTACCATCACCATAATATGTTGAAGCACTTACAAATCCACTTGCTGAGATATTAGCATTTACTACTACATCTGTTCCATCATCTGTGATTGATGAATCTACAACATGGTGACCACCATTTCCTTTTACTAATGTATTTGCTGTAGGATAAACAGGTGTACCTTTAACAGAATATTCTGGTCCAAACATTACAGCACCAAAGTTTGTTGGGTCTGAACCTGTGTATTCATAGAACCAATCATTAGTTACACTATCAAACTGTAAAGAAGCTGTAGTAGGAACTATTGAACCTGATTCATATACTTTAATACCTGCATATCTTGAAGTAGGTGAACTATTTACTACAACAAAAGCATCACCAATAATTACTGCTGAACCTGTTACTGTTTGTAGGTAACCAATAGAAGCAGAAGTAAATGTAGCACTATCTGCTGTAATAGCTGATGCTGTAATATTTGTAGCATTGATATCACCTGTTAAGTTAATATCTCCTGTTGCTGTATCTCCAGCATTTAATACTTCTTGTAAGGTATTTGGAGTAGAATTTAAAGCATAAGAAGCTGTAACAGCAAACCCACTAGTACCAGCTTGTTCAGCATATAAAGCATGTGATGAAGTTAAGGCAAGTACAGCATATCCACTTGTATTAGCAAATGAAGCACTTGAAGCATTTACAGCATATCCTGATGTACCTGCTTGGTTACTCCAAGAAGCACTTATAGCTGTATCTGCATTTACTGCATGTGAAGCTGATGTTGCTGTTGTAGCAAATCCTGATGTACCTGCTTGTGAAGCAAATGATGCTGTAACATCTAAAGATGGAATTAAACTACCACTACCATCTGTAAGTTGTGACCCCGAGATTTGTACTAAACCTTCGTAGGTATCTTTAATATTTAACGGTCCTAAATTAACTCCCATCTTATTCTATATTTGAACCCCAAGGGTATTGTTTGTATTTGCTATCTGTGATTCGTAAACCTGCTTCTTTTGCTTGTTCGTAATGTGCTCCTACTCTAGCATTTCTTCCAAATACTATAGGTGAACGATATTGTGAACCATAATCTGGCCATTGTTCATATAGTTTGTTATTTGAATTTAATTCTGAGAATAATGCTTGTTCTTCTGCTAAGTATGCTGATAATTTATCAGCGTAGAACATCATTTTGTTTTCAACGTTTTGTCTCTTAACATTAAATAATGATCTATCAACTTCAATACTATTTTCACCACCAGTTGGTGTGAGAAGACCGTTATTTCGCGGGCGTATATAAATGGCCTCTAATGCTTCATAGTAGGCCGCATACAATAAGAAGTCCTGTATATAATTGTTTACTAAGTTCTCGTAATTACTGTTTGTCCAAACTGGACCAGCATCGATTTGAGCTAAAATAGAATCATATAATTTAGTACCTATAATTCTCTGTAAACTAATATCTTGTGCCTCTCTAACTGCATTTTTAATCAACGCCGTATCCACAGAATCATTTAAATCTGTGAATTGACGTAATTTAGCTTCTGATATAATTAAGGTTGTAGTCATTATACTAAAGGTATTTCGGTTACGGTTTGATTAGAACTTGCATCTGCTTCTCTATCAGCTTTCTCAATTTCAGCTTCTAATACAGAATCATCACCTACTTCAGCATCAATAGAAGTTACAACATCAGTTTCTTCCTCTCCGTCTGTGAATAGTTTAAGTTGTTGAACACCTAAAGTAATATCTAATTCTGGGTGCATTTCTTCAATTAAAGTTTCAAATACAGCTAAAATATCTTGTTGGTAAGGACGAATTACAGTATTTACTAATAATAAGTAGGCATCTACTACTTCTGTTCTACCACCTAATTGTCCTTCTGTTTTAATACCCAAAATCATTGGGCTTGTAATTCTGTGGGCTGTAAGGATACGTTGTACAACCATATCATTGATAGTTGTATAATAACCATCAGCACCATTTTGTGGAATAGGAGTAATCACAGGTGCGTTTTCTGGAGAATCAACATCAATGTACATTAAGTTACCTGCGTTATTCGTGCCAGAATACTGTAGTTGAAGCATTCGCTCTATTGCTTCACGTTCTTCATCGTTTGCATTAGTAAACGTTGTTATAGACAATGAAGGAGCGAGTCCATTTTTAATGTTATTTACGTGGAAGTTAGATACTTCAATATCCAATTCTACATCACGTAATGCCCCTACATAATCAGGTAGAGGGTAATATTTTTGTCCTGGGCGATATGGATTGTAAACAAAGATTTGTTTAGGTTCTTCCATGTTTCTTTCAGGAGAATAAACTGGTAAATAAGGTAAGCTATCTAATGGTGCTTGTCCATAACGATACTTTTCAGCCCATTCGTCACTAATGTAGTAACCAGGAATCTCACCTCTATAATTTTTTTCTTTGGCACGTAACCAACTGAAATCAATATGGTAAATATCAGCTATTTTTGTACGTGATTTATTCCAGATAATTTCTAAAGAAAATCCACCATATAACTTATAATCTGTTGCTACTTTCTTGAATACGTCATTCCAAGATTCTCCTGAAGAGTTTATACGATCTAAAACCCATTCTGGATCTGCTGTTAAACCTTCACCTACAATGCCGTCCACAATAGCGTTAATACAAGTATTGTGAATAGAACTGTTATTATATAGTTCGATTAGATTATTAGGAAATGCGTTGTAATCACCAAATTTAACGTATTCACTACCTTTTTTATCTTCTAGGATTTGAATACGTCCACTAAATTCCTTAGAAATTTGGCTAAAATTAATCTTCTTATTATCCATTGTATGTTGTATAAGTACCGTTTTCGTCTGGCGATACGTATTGAGTTATACTACTTTCATTGCTACCTGATACGTAAGCTCTATCTTCATATAGGAATGTTCTTCTTAAAAGAACTGAACCTTGATCCCAAGTTATATCAGCTAAATTCCAAGTAAATCCTGCATCATTCCATTTTAATTCTTCCTCCTTAGTACCTTCATATAATTTAACATCATATTGACCAGATGGAGTTGGTAATGTACTACCTGAGACTGTAAATGTCAACCAATTTCTATACTGATTTGTAGTAGATAAAGGAGTTCCTTCAACTACAGTTGTAGACATATCGTATGATTGGGTGAAATCAAGGATAAGTTCATCATAACTCCCTGTATAATTGGGGTCAAGATAAACTTCTAAAGTATTTGTTGTCTCTGAATAATTAAACTGTAGCATATTCTTTATAATATTAGGTTAGGGGTCACGCATAGCGCAACCCCTTTCCTAAATTGATTATTATCCTAAAGTAATGCCACTAAGAGCACTAGCTAAAGTTCCTGCTGATCCTGAAATTTCAGAAGCAGGGTTTGGTTCTTGACCTGTGAAGGTTAAAGAGTAGCCATTTAATGCCCCAAACTCAACACCAGTAGCAGCTGTACCCGAAAGTAACTGCATACCTCTGTCTTCACCTAACAACCAGTAACGACCTACGCCGTCAACTGTTCCGTTATTGGTTTCAACAATAATTTTTAAGTTTGGATTTTGTGCTAATACTTTAACTTGATTACGAGTAGAAGATTGTAACTTGAAGAAAACAGCATTAAGTGTTTGCTCATAGAATACAGTTCCATTTTCAGGAGTTGACGTAATAGCTTCTGAGAAATCAGAAGTTTGACGGAACAACTCGAACTTGAAAAATTCACCACTACCTGAAATCGTTGAAATTAACCCTTCACTAGCGTCTGTAACGCTGGAAATAGAACCAGATAAGATGTAAAGGTTAGCAATACCGCCGGTATTGTCTCTACAACCTAAAGTAAATCCTGATGTAATATCACATGTTGACATAATTTTCTGGTTTTATTTGATATTGGAGGGGCTGTTACACCCCTCCTTTATCATTGGGTTAATTATTAGGCTTGGTCGTTAGATACCCAGAACTCAGGATATGCTACGTTAACACCAAGTTTAGTTGAGATTCTGTGCTTCAACTGATCAGTGTTAATGTCGTACCATAATTGGAATTCAGAGAAATCGCTCATCAAGTCAGTACCAGCAACGATTTGCTTGGCTGGGCCGAGAACGATACGGTTTGAACCTTGTAGACCTACTGTACCAACAACTTTGATGTTTTGGAATGGGTAAGCCATTTCCAAGATACCACCTCTGTTAGAGATTGCGTTTGGATCAAAGTAGAAAGAGTTAGCAGTGCGGATGTTAGATACGAACTGACGGAATTTAGAAACACTCATAAAGAATGTCAAGTCATCACGATCAGCAACGTCAGAAGACAATTTTTCGATCATGCTATCCATGTTAGTCAATGTAGCATCAGCTGAACCAGTTACCTGAACACCTGCAGTTGAACCTGAGATGATCAATTTCAAACCGTCACCAGTACAAGTACCGTCAACGCCTGAACCACCACCAGCAGAGCCAGAAACAGCTTGCCACAAGTATTGGTCGTTAGCTTTTTGGAATTGGTTTACCAACAACTCAGAGTAGTTAGTTGCCAATGCGAATGTTTCGTTGTATGAACCTCTTTCAAGAGCTGCGATGCCCAAGTAAGTACGATCCATATCTTTCAAACAGATGCCGTCGAATGAAGTACGAGGACATACTGTAATGTTACGTTGTGAGAAAGCCAATGAACCAGAAGGAGTAGAAACACAAGTACCGTTTTGTAGTACTAAGTCTACCTCCATAAGGTTGATAGGCTCTTGGAATTTAATTCCGTCTTTGATTGTTACGTACTCCATAGTAGAGCCACCGTAAACCATCTTAGCGATTAATTCTCCGGCTACTTCATTGTTGAAGTCACTTAGAGCCGTAAGATCAAGTCCTGTTGCCATG